CTGATAACTCCTTCTGCTTATCGAAGACTTGAAATTTTTGTAGAGGTTAAACTACTTGAAAATCAAGGTGTTAAGCATTCGCATGCAATAGAACAAGCCGCAAAAAAATGCAATGTTTGTGAACGGACGGTATGGCGATCCGTCCGTGAATATTCTCACTGACAAAATTCGTGCATAAACAATCAATGATTTCTATCACAATTTCGTGTCGTGATAGGACAAATAAAAATCTTTGGGCCAATCGGTAAGTATGAAGAGAACGGTAAACTCGAAGGAGTTTCATTGCTAGATGTTATCACACAAGTAAAAGCCTTTCAAGAAGGAACTCAAATAGCGGAAGTACACATCGGAAGCCCGGGCGGATTTGTTGACGAAGGAGATAATATTTACAATTATCTTGAATCACTCAAAAAGCAATATGTTGTTAATACCGTTCAGGACGGTAATATAGCTTCGATAGCTACAAAACTGTTCTTGGTAGGTTCACAAAGAATAGCAGATCAGAAATTTGATTTCATGATTCATAACCCATGGGTCGATCCCGGGGCAGGTGATTCGAATCATCAAGCCGATGTACTTGAGGGATTACTAGCGGCAGAAGAAAATCTAAGAAAATTTTATTCCAAAACACTTGATATTACCGAAGAAGGCCTTAAACCTTTGATGGATCAGGAAACAACGTTAACAGCGCAACAACTTATCAGTCTTGGATTCGCTACAACTTTAAAAGCAAATAAACCAGTAATGGCAATGAAGAAAGAAGAAAAATCGCTTACTCTTTTACAAAGAGCGCAAGCGTTGCTAAAAAATATCAAAGGCGAAAAAATTCAGGCTTTGGATATGAATGTAACAGGCCCCGATGGAGCAGCAGTTGTTTTATCTATTGATGCACCAAATGAAGATTCTTTAGAAGGAGCATCAGCGATGATTGGAGATCAAGCAGCGCCAGATGGCGATTATACAGCCGCACCGGATGAAGCTGGAATGGTGGATGTGATTACAGTAAGCGGAGGCAAGGTGATAGCAGTAACAGAAAATCCAAGCGCACAACTTCCACAAGCGAAAGAAATCGAAGCCCGTACTTCAAACCTTGAAAAGAATGTGGCAATTCTTATTGATAGTGTCAACGCTCTTTTGGAGGCGAATAAAGCGCAAAAAGCTGAAGCAGTTTCGGAAGCTGTTAAAGATTCTGAAACAAAAATGGAGGCTAGAATTAAGGCTTTGAAGGATGAAATTGGGACTATCCATACCCCTAAAAAAGCTTCTGTGGTTTATGCGGAAAGTGTAGACAAAGAAGAGAAGCCTTTGAACCGCCCTATTGCGGTAAGATTGAAAGAAATTGAAGAACGTAAACGTAAAAAATAAATAAGCGATGGCAGCAAGTCCAGTACTAACCAGTAATTACAATGGCGACGTCCTTGATTATATTATCCAGGAGACAGTAATCGGTAATGAAGTAGTAGATAAAGGTTCGGTTTATGTGATCGAAGACGTACCAAGCAAGCTCAGTATTGCTAAGATGGTATCTACTGCAAACCCGATCATTGCCCGTGAGGCGATGCCGACAACTAAATCAGCTACGGTAACATGGAGCGAAGCAACGCTTACGCCTGCCGAAATGATGATTTACATTCCTGATATTAATCCAAGAATTTTCGAGGCGGCTTGGAGGCCATTCCATCCTAAAGGCGCGCTCCCTAATAAAGTTCTTGATCCGAACATTCAAAAGGTATTTGCCGATGTAGTTATCAAGCAAGCTCGTAAGCAAGTAGGAAAACTTTTATTGCAGGGTGATACCACTTCTGCAACAGCCGCACTTTCATTTTTTAACGGGTTCTTTACCCGCGCGGCTTCATCTTCGACTAACATCGATGTAACTAACCAGGGTACTATTTCAGCAAACAATGTTCAGTCAATTTTAGAGGCTTGTAACCAATCTGTACCGGATGCTCTTTACGATGATCCTGATATGGTTTTTCACATGAACACCGGGGACTTCCGTAAGTATCAGCAATCAGTAAGGCAACTTTCTTACAAAGGTCAAGGCCCTGCCGAAGATGTTCCTGCCGAATATGGCGGTCGCGAGATTCGTTATTATAGCCAGGCTCCTGCAAATAAGATCATTGTTTGCAAAGCAACAACTTCAACAGATTCGAATTTCTACGCAGCAGTAGACAAACAGAACGATATGGAGAATTTCATTATCGAAAAACTCCGTCCAGAAGGTGAACATTATTTCTTGAAAGCACTTTTCAAGATGGATGCAAACTTTTCTATCGATAGCGAGTCAGTTTATTACGCAGGTTCTTAATTTAAAAATATGGCAACAGCAATCACACTAACACGATTTAATGACGTAAAAGAAATTAATGCCTATGAATCAAAGGGCATTAAGTCAACCGCTCCGGTATATGCAGCGACTAGTGCGCTTGTAGCCTTATCGGGATTGCGTGTCATTTATGCTTACGCCCAATTGACTGGCGCGATGACGATCAACCTGACGACTACAAACCTTTTACAGGGTGATGTATTAGAATTTTGGTTTGAGGCGGATTCTTCGCAACGTATTGTAACATTCGGAACCGGATTTCTTTCAAGTGGCACAGTAACAGTTACAGCGGCGAAAGGAGCTACAGTAATAGGCACTTTTGATGGCACTAATGTGAGAATTCACACAAGAGAAATTTACGCTTAATCATGGCAGTAATATCAAATATTAGCAGATTTCAAGGAGCCACCGGAGTGGCTAGGGCTTACGCTTCCACGGATGCGATTACCTTAGTTGCGCCTGAAGGAAACGACTTGCATATCTGTTATGCGTCCCTAACTGGGGCTATGACGATCAATGCAACATTGACAAGTCTTTTGCAATTCCAAAAGGTATTTTTTCACTTCACTGCGGACACTACTACCAGGACAGTAACACTAGGAACTGGTTTTATTAATCTTGTTTCGTCTGGATTGATTAATTCAGGTGTAGTAGTACCAGCTTCTTCGAATTCAACAGTGATGACCGTCTATGATGGTGCTTCGTTGAGAGTTGTTGAAGTTAAGACAGAAGGACGGGGGACCACTACAGAAGCCCCGGCGTATGCAGCCTCAATTGAGGTTACAGATCAATTTGCTACCAGGCATATTGTTGCGCCTGCTCAATTAACCGGAGCGTTAACTTTGAATGCTACGGCAGTAACAAAATGGATTGTTGGCGACGAGGCTGTATTTCATTTTTCAACCGATGGAACGCAGAGGATTGTAACATTTGGAACTAACATCCTTTCCAGTGGCACGGTGACAATACCGGCGAATAAGACAGCGACAGCGCGAGGGTTTTTTAACGGAACAGCGATTTGTATAACAGGACGCGAAATTTCAGCTTAATATGGGATGTGGATCAATAGGAAGATCGGAGGTTAACAATTGCGCAACGCCTATCGTTGGCGGTATTGGCGGCAGTTCGCGTCTGGTAATTTATAACTATGACGAGGTGAGCTTCACCGAATCAGGAACTACACCTAACCTTTTTACGGCTATTACATTGGCAAGCGGGGCAAGTGGGTACCAGTTTCAGGGGTACAAACTTTCTTTAAAGCCTTCGGTTGATATGGTGGCCGGGCCTAGCGGACAGGGACTTTTTAAACATAGCGCGAATTTTGTAGTGTTCTCGAACACTCAATTAACAAAAAACAACATTCAGAATTTAGCGCAAGGGCGTTACGTTGTGCTTTATGAGAATAACGGAAAGAATACAGAGTCTTTTGAGTTGATGGGCGTGAATGTTGGGGTTGAAATGAAAGCTCAAAAGATCAGAGATCTTCAGGTTGAAGGCGCTGCTTACACTTTGCTTTTATCAACTCCTGACGCTGAACTTGAGACTAAACTTCCTCAGACATTTTTAAGTTCTACTTATTCGGCTACACTGACGGCGGTTAATACGACCTTGTTTTTACCGACAGTTACTAACCTTTCTACTTTGGCACTTACTGCTGCTGGCGGAACTTCGGTAACGGTGACCGGGACTAATTTCTACGGCTCTATTGGTCTGGCTTCGGAAGTTGCAAGCGTACAATGGCAGAATACAATTACTAAGGCTTACACTACTCAGACTGTAACAGTAGCATCGAATACTAGCATCACTTTAACCTCGGTAGCATTAACAGCTGGGACTTATCAATTAATCGTTACTACCACTAAGGGAGTAGCTACTTCAACTCAAATAGCAGTAGCATCATAATGGAAGCAAAAGTTAAATTCAAAGACCCAGGTGTTGTAATAACCATCGCAGGACAAAAATTTGATTCTAGTAACCTCACACAAGAGAACTATGATTATCTTGTAGCGTTCAATGAAAGTTTTAAGGATTACTTTGTTGAACTTGAGAACAAAATCCAGCCAATAGTAAAATCAAAAGCAGATGGCAAGGCCAAAGAACCAGACGGAAATTAAAGAAAAACTTTACACGCTTAAGTTAGGATCGATTCAAGTTCCTTATGTTGAAGAAGGTCAGGGAAAATGGAAGACAGTGACACAAGCGCAATGGGATTTAAAAAATCAAGCTGCTATTTTTGATTATTGGCGCAACGTTCTTTTCTCAGAAGTCAATGATGACGATAAAAAGGCAAAATTGATTTCCGGTAAAATGGATAAGCTTTTCATCGTAGAAAAAGAAGAACTCGTTGAAGCATAGAATGAATGATATATGGTTACAAATACGAACCTTTATTAATTCGTGTACCCACCTGGATAGATAGACGCTATCAGATTCAAGGGTACGATGCAGATAATCTTTACCCACAAAGAGCTAAAGAAGCAAAGAACAGAAGCTATACCGCAAAGAATGCGTGCAGAATCTACGGCGAGTTTTTAAACGGCGAAGGGTTTACAGACCAAAAGTTATCCTCATTAATCGTCAATCGAAAAGGACATACAGGCAATGATTTCTTAGATCATGTTTGTAATTCAGTTTCGTGGGCAAATGGATTCTTTGTTCACGTAGGGTATAATCTGAATTATAAAGTAAACTCGGTCAAACTTTTAGATTTCGAGTTCAACCGGTTCGGGCTTCCTGATGAAGATGGTGACTTTTCAATTATAAAATATTCAACTAATTGGGAAAGGAACCCTTATAAAAATATATCTTCCGAGCAGATTATCTGTGATTATCATGTTTTCAATCCTGATCCGAACGTAGTCAAAGAACAAATCGAAGAGGCCGGAGGTATTGTAAACTACAAAGGACAAATTTTTTATTGGACTCCTGAAGAAGGACAGTATCCAAAGGCTACGTTTGATACCGTGTTCGACCAGACACAAACACAGGCGGAGATAGGAATTTTCGACTTAGCGATGGAGCAGAACGGGTTTAAGGCGGGACATTTGATTAACTATCCTGGTAAGTTTGAGACTTTGCAAGATGAACAAAGATTTAAAGACGGTGTTAACTCATTCACCGGTCAGGGGTCGGGCGGTGCGTTGATAATCGAGAATCCAGACGGGAACTTAAAAGCTGCAGACATGGTAGTAAGTCTTCAGATGCAGAACACTGGCGACTTGCATGTGAGTGTAGACAAAAGAGTAAGAGATGCTATA